GATACTTAAAGAGTGCTTCTTGTAAATACCTTTTTCGATGCCACTCAGGAGAATAAGGATTATAATCCATGATGTAATTCCATTGTGATATTATTATATAGCATAAAAAAAGGACTAAGATTTTTAGTCCTACTAGTTATAATAATAAAGAAGGGTGGGTGATTGGATTACTTCATACCAACATAATCGGGGAATCGCTAAAGCGAAATTTAATACCGATTAACTAGACACCTCTTGGTCAGAGTTCAATCCTTTAGGGATTGCGAGCACCACCTCTGAGTCTATACATTATCCCGCCTATTTCCAACAGGATTGTTCTGTCACACCCATGTCAACCTCGTCAGATCAACAAATATAATATAACATAAAAAAAGAGACCCGTCAAGGGTCTCTGTGAGGATATGTAAATATGAATTACATAAGGTTTGCAACCTGTACTCTTCTGTAGTACTTGTTGCTGTTGGCAGTAAGTGCGCCAGAACCCTGAGTAAGACCCTGAGAGAATGGGTTAGAAACCATACCGTAACGAGTCTTGAATCCAATCTTAGGTTGGAAAGTGTTAGGGTTAATAGCACGAACCTGCTGAAGAGGAACGTATGGGCAGTAGAACAGACCTGCGTCGTAAGGAGAAGTACCCTTGTAACCTGCAACGTAGAAGTGCTTATCAGCAACGTTAGCAGAGTAAGGATCAACGTAAACCTTGATGCGTCCGTTAAGAGTACCAACAAGAGTAGAGGAAGTATCGTCTACACCAGTTAAAGCGTTGTTACCCTGTAAACCAGGAGCGTAGTCAAGGACACCTGCCATACCGAGAGCAGAAGCAACGTCTGCAGAGCAGATCAAGATGTTGCCCTTCCCGCGACGAGTTTGCTGACCGATAGCGTTAGCATCTCTTTCGATCTGGAAAAGAAGACCTTTGAACTTCTCAACAGACCAACGACCATTAGAGTCAACGTCAAGGTCGAAGATACCACCGTTAGCAGTATTGTTCTGAGCACCTGCAACAGCGTTAGTGTAGATGGTACGAACAACTTCACGGTTGATCTCAGCAAGAATCTCAGTAGAGAGAATGTTGCTAAGTTCTTGCTCGGCATCAAGACCGTGAATTGCTTTCAAGTCTTGAGCAAGTTCGATGCTGTACTCTGCCTTTAATGCTCTTGCCTTAGCAGTTACAGTCACCTTCTCGATGGAGAAACCCATCTCTCTGAAGGCAGTGTTAGATGAACTGTCATCTAATGCTTCAACAGTTGCAGTAGACATACCTGCAGCGTCACCAGTCTGTTCGTAAGTTCCAGGAGAACCATCGTTAAGAACAGCAGGGTTGTTGCCTTCAGCGTCGTTGTTTGCAGAACTGGAAGCACCAGGATCGTAAGAAGAACCTGCACCACCAGAGAAACCTGCGTTAGGCTCGTTGAAGAATGCTTCGTCGTAACCAGAAGCAGCGGGATCTCTTTCGCTACCGTAGTTAGTACGCATCGCAAAGATAAGTCCAGTAGGACCAGTCATAGGTTGAACACCTGCGATGTCATAGGCGATCAACTGAGGCATTGATCTTCTGATCAATGAAATAAGTACTGGGTCGAAACCTGCAACAGGACCAGTAGCGGTGCTTGCGCCAGTGTAACCAGTAGTTTGAAGAGTTTCAGAAAGAATCTGACCTTCTTCGATTTGTGCTTTTTCTTGGTTTTCTAAGAGTTGAGCGACAACGCCTTTCTTATAAGAGTCACCGATCTCAGGGAGAGCGTCGTGATTAAGAACGGGTGCCCACTTCTCTTGTAGTTTTTGAACGGTCATTCGTTTTTACCTTTTAGAGTAGTAGTTTAATTTACAATTATTTGGACCAACGAGCAATAGCGTCAACGTATTTCGACATTGTGCCACTCGCTGTAGATTCTACAAGGGGTTCAGATGCTTCTTCGGTGGGTTCGCTTGCAGATTCTGCAATCTCAGCCTTCCTAGTGAAGTATGATTCCTTGATAGTTTCGACTTTCTTACGAAAATCTTCTTCATTTTCAAACTCAACACCCTCTGCTAATGATGCTAACTTCTCCTTTTGGGTTTCTGCTAGACCAACAGCACTCTCGTTCACGATCTCCATTTTAATAAACTCACCAATGCGCTTATTCAAAGCAACGTTAGTGTCGATTTGCTCGTTGAGTTTCGTTTCCATATCATCAAGCTCTCCAACCATACCGTCAAGTAGATTGAATTTTTCCTCAGGCACGCTAAAGTTGTGCTCTAAGAAAAGACTTTTTAGACCATTGAAGAATGACTCACTCATCTCAGTCTTAATTCCGTGCTCGACTTGGAGACTATTCTCTTTCATCCAAGACTCAGCAGCATAAGATAAGTAATCATCAACCTTCTCGGCTAATTCTGTTTTGATTTTTTCGACTTCTTCAGTCAGAGACTCTTCAAATGCCTCTTGCAACGCTTTTACCTCTGCATTAACTTTTTCAGTTACAACTGCCTCGAAGATTGTCGCTGCGCGGTTTCTGAATTCTTCTGATAATTCTTCACCTGCGACAAGAGCGTCAACATCTTGAGTAAAGTCGTACTTGGTTTCAGCGATCTCTTCCGATTCATCGGTTTCTACCTCCTCAGTACGATTCATCCCAGTTTCAACTTTGCCAGATGCTCCAGAAGGTTTGGTGCTAAGTGACTTAGAACCTTCGTGCTTTACAGCACCAGATGCAGAAGCACCTGCGTTCTTCGTACCTTTCGCTCCTTCCATAGAATCTGTGTTAACGTCTACAACCTTGGGTGCACCGCCCTTCGATGTATCGATAGGGTCACCAGGTTTTGCTTTCGCGTTAACTGCTGTTTTGGATTGGGTGGTGCCTTCGGTCACTTCCTCCATGTTATCAAGATTTTTTTCGAGGGTCTCAGCCATTTGTTTAAACTCCGTTATGCATTAGCGTTGTCTGTATTTATTTATAAATCACAAACTCTTTAAAAACGCCTCAAACGCGGAAACTTTGCGTTCTTGTAAGTTAATAAGGGTTGCGTGATCGATTTCTGTTTTGATTTGAGCAACAGTAGACTCTTTTAGGACTCCGTTGTCCCAAACCCACTCCTTTCCTTCCATAATTCCATCAACAAATGCGTCAGGTGCAGAAGGATCAGCAACAATATCTGCTGCTGTAGCGAGCATGAAGTCATCCATAACGACATTACAGTTCTCTTCCTTGCGGATAGAACCCATGCCTCTGGATGAAACACCGAGTTTTACGCCCTCGTCTAGCAATGACTTAGCGACTTTACCCATAGGTGTGTCAAGTAGTTTCGCTCTACCAATGAAGTTGTTTCCATCTTCTTTGAGCGACATGATCTTATGAGAAACCCTATCCAAGTTAATAGAAGGACCATCTGGATGACCTAATTCTCCAAGGGCACGCCCTTTTTGAATGTAGTTCTCATCATATTTAGCAACTTCTTTTGATAAAGTCTTGAGTGGATACATCCTGTTGTTACGGTTTTTAAGTTCCGCTTGCAGGAAGATACCTTCAATGAAGTAATTCTTTTTGCCTTCTTTCTCTTCACAGAGAAAGTCAACATTGTTAATCTCTTCAGCGATCAGTCTCATCGTTAGGTTCCTCTTCTGTTTCGGGTTGTTCTTCGTCAGTAACCTCAGGGGTTTCGACGTTTCCTTGTGTAGGTTCTGGGATTTCTTCTGTGTTATCAGGAAGTTCATCTGCGATTTCATCCGCAGCATCCTGAGCAGTGTCGTCCAATTCAAAACCCATACTCTGTGCAAATTCAAGTTTTCGTGCTTGAACTGCATCATATGCAGCAGCAGACAAGGCATCGTTTACCGAATCAACTGCTTTCGCTTTTTCGTCACCAAAGATTTGGTTAACAATTTGTTGTGCGATTTCGCTAGGCATAATAACTCCTACTGTATCTATTTAGTAACTTAGAACTCTCCTCTGCGTAAATCACTTGGATCTACTTGCGGAGCTTCCTCTTGAGGTGCTACTTCTCCTTCTGGAGAGGCAGCGTTAGGATCCATAGAAGGATCCATTTCCGCTGCAGGATCAGCGATAATACCAGATTCCATCTCAGATTCAATCTGTTTGTCAATTTCTTTGATCTCCTGTTCAGTTTGTTTCAGAACCTGACGTCTCATGTACTCAACAGAGAAGTACTTACCGACATAAGGATCCATTACATTGACTTGATTCATTCTTTCATTACGGATCTCAATCTCCTTGAGTTCTGTAAAGTAGTTGTCAGCAATGTAATCATATTGGATATGTTCTTTCATATCCTCCCATTCTTCAATAGAAATAATTCCTTTGAGAATGAGTTGTGTTTTTAAGAGATCGTGGAATAACTCACTGAATCTCTTGCGGAGACGTGCGATGAACTTCTGGAACTTTACTTCGTCCCTAGTAATCTCAGCAGCACGACCAATGTTAAAGGTAGTTTCTGTTTCTAACCTTGAGGATGGAACGTTGAGTGCTTTGTATAACTTCTTCTGGAAGTATTTGACATCCTCAAGTTCTCCAAGATTTTGTCCACCTGGGAGCGTAGTGATCTCAGTTCCTCGCCCGCCTTCTCTTCTGGGTAACCAGAAGTCTTCGAGCATGGACATGAATTTTTTGTCATCTTTGATTTCTCCTGTGTTGGCATCATAGACTAACTTGTTTCTATACCTACCCATAACTTCACGGAGATATTGTTCCGCTTTGTTCTTAGGTAAGTTACCAACGTCGATGTAAAAAATACGACGTTCTGGTGCTCTACTCAGTCGGTAGATAACCAGAGAGTCTTCGATCATACGGAGTTGATTAACTGCCTTGATCGCTTTATGTAGGTGCGATAGCACCATGTTCTTATTGAGATCCTGGATACCAGAGTGACAATAAGTGATTGAGTCAGGTGCAATCTTCATGCCCTGATTCGTAGAGTTCTTTAGACCTTTGGGGTTGTAAAGGAAGTAAGTTGCTGACTGTTGAGTAAGTTGTTGATTAAGATCAACACCGCGAAGTTGGTCTGGACGTTTTTGTTCGTACTCAGTTACCTTACGAATCTTACGAGGGTCAATGTACCTCAGTTCTACAAGTCCACCACGAGGGTCTTTTGGGTCGATGACCTTATGATAGAATAATCTACCGTCAACATACCAACGACGGAAGATCTCATAAGATCTATTGTCAAAGTCAAGAAGACGGAGAATCTCTCCGAACTCTTCTCTCATTAATTTTTTGATTTTTTCTGATTGCTTGAGGTTGCTAAGTTCAAGTTCAACTGGTACATCATCAAAGTTACCGCATATCGTCTCGTTGACGACATCATCTACTGCACTGTCACATTCTGGTTGGAGAACCATCTCTCTATAACGAGTGATAAGTTCATATTCATTACGAATAGTCCCATCAAAATCAACAGAGTATCCATAGTACCCGCCACCGACAATCGGTTGCGAGCCATCCATACTATCCTTCTGAACAAAAGAAGGTCCCTTAGGAACCTTCTTTGCTCTCTGGAGTGAAAATCCGAAGAGTTGAGACATCTTATACTATAGTATTGTTGTTCCTGTTATATTTAGGAACTTTAAAAAACCTTATTTTTTAGTCTGCGTACCACCCTCAGTCTTCTCACCTTTGTAAGTTGGTTTCCAGTACTGGACCTGTAATTCAACGGTGAACTCGGAGATGGCATCATTGCTTCCGTAATCAAGATCAATCGCTGCAACGTTAGTTGGGAAAGTATCATAGAAACGGTACTCTGCAAGAACTTTAGGTTCTGCTTCTGAATCTGCAGCATCTTTCAAGTCACCGAATCTGTCATACTGAATGACTCTCATGTCCTTGAAGTAAGAGTTAACATCTGTGCCTACAGTAGTAACGTTTTGAGTATACTCTTGAACACCTTGTGCCCATGACTCAAATGCGTTACGGAGAACGAAGTTCTTATCGTTCATGATAGTAATAGTCCAAGGTTCAAAAGTACGGTCTCCCGCGATCTTTAGAACTCTTCCTCTATAAGGAACTTCGACGATTCCCAACTGAGTAGCAGGAAGGTTTGCTGCTCTAACGGTGAACTCACCGAGTTTAGATGCTTCGTCCTTGCCAACAACACCAGTAGGGAAGTCAACGACGCACTTAAACAGGTTAGGTCTAGAGAAATCTCCCGCGACTCTTGATTTAAAAGATTGAATTCCTGCCATGGTAGGTTAATATAAAACGCTTTGTCCTATTATTTAGAACAAAGCGTTTTTTCAGAGGTTTTTTATTTTACTTAACTTGCGACTTCTTGGAAAGAAACTCCAGTTCTAGTAGCAACGAAGGTTAGAGTAATGTAGTTGATAGTGCGTGTTGGTTTCACGAAGATCTCAGCGTTGAACTCACCTCTGTCAACAGACTCAGGTGGGTTGTTAGATGCATCGCACTTCACTAAGAAGTCGGTTACACCACGACGACCTTGAACATCTCTCAAGTATGGTTCAACAATGTTGAGGAAGAGTCCTCTTTGTTGCTCATCGTTCTGCTCAAAGAGTTGAGACTTAGCAGCACCTGCGATAACTCTTTCAATAGTGAGGAAGAGACGTCTAACGTTGATTCTATCGAATGCAGAAGCGAATGCCTGTGCAGTCTTGTCACCGTAAAGAACGATACCTTGACCAGGGAAGGAGACGATTGGGTTAACTCTTGCAGAGTAAAGTCTGTCACGCTGAGTCTTGTTAGGAGTATATGCAAGTTTGATTGCATTTCTAACCTGACCGCGAGCAAAACCTGCAGGAGAGAACCAAGGTTCTGCAACTTCAGTAGTCTGTAAGCAAAGACCTGCAACGTCACCGTTACAAGGAACGTATCTGTATACGTCGTTGTACTTATCGTAGATGTACTTGTATCCAGAATCAAATACCATGTAAGAAGAACTAGGTAATTGATCAAAGAAGTTAATGATGTTAGTAGTTTGAACTGCTGCACTGCTGACGCCAATCACGTTTGCTCTACGAGGAGAAACGAATACGATGCAGTCTCTTCTTTCTTCAACAATAGTTACAAGAGAAGCGATTTTAGAAACAGCAGCAGAATCGGTTGCGCCAGAAGGACCTGCTAAGATGAAGTCGATGACTTGTGATTCTGGGTCATCCACCAATCCATATGCAGTTGCAAGACCAGCTGAAGTAATAGTATACTCACCGCCAGCAAGTGCATAGTCAGCACCGCTTCCGAGACGATAGTAGAATGTAGCGTTCTCATCAGATCCAAGAGTAACAGTTCCAGTAGGATAGTTTACAGTACCTGCAGTTGAGCGAAGTAAGTTGAACTGTCTATCAGCAGCGAGTTGTCCCCAGTTACCTGCAGAAGCAGAAGCAGTAGCAGCGAATAAAGTACTCTCGTGCTCACCCCAGAAGACATAAGCAGATTTCTGCTTGATAACTTCAACGTAGTAGTTAGTCTCTCCAAGAGAAGACTTACCATCAGATGCTTTAGAAACACCGATGTATCTCTCAAGAACAGTTCCTGGGTTGCCAGTAATCTTACCATCAACGTCAGTCACCAAGATGTGCATTTCATCTCTGAATCCACCGTTGGCAGTAGTGTAAGAAGAAGTTCCAGGTCTAGGAGCAACTTCAACCCATTTCTGACCAGGAAGATACTCACGCTCATCATACTCAACTCTTACAGAAGAGATAGCAACAGCAGTGGAGTTAGTGTCAGCAACGCTATCAGCAGCAGCGAAATCAACAGATCCTTTATCTTTAACAATATAAAGTCTTCTTTCGATACCAGAAGTTTCGATTACAGCAGTGTTAGAACCCTGAGTAATAGTTTGACCATCAGCGATGATACCAGTGATACCACCAGAAGGCATTCCGATTTCAATCTTTCCGTTACCTGCGTCATAAGCAAGCAGGTTCACAGTTTGAGCAGAACCAGAAATACTGATAGTAGTTGTAGTTCCAGGAACAAAGTTTCCAACAACAGAACCAACAGTAAGGACGATGCTATACTTGAAAACTTTACCTGCTGCGCCAGAAGCAGAAACGCTAAGTGCTTCACCAGAAACAAACTCGTGATCGTTACCTGATCCAGGAGCAGGGAGAACTGCGATCTGGTCAGCACCAGAGTCAGTTACGAAGATACCGATAGAGTTACCCTTTGTACCAGGAGTTCTTGCTGCCCAGTTCCAGTTGTTACTTGCGCTTTCGTATGTAGTTTCGTAGTCTTGTAAATTCTTAATTTTAGGTGCAGTACCTGTGTCAACTGCGTTCTTTAAAGTATCGCTATCAGCACGGATGGTTTTAAGAACTCCACCGTATGATAAGAACTGTGCTGCAGTATACCAGTACTCGTAGTTATAGTCATTTGGTTCACCAAACAGTGCTACAAGTTCTCTTTCAGAACCAATTTCAAGCACTTCTTCAACAGGACCTAACTCAAAAGGTGCTGCGATCACACCGACATTCGCGGTAGATAAGGTTGTAATAGTTGTCAGATCTCTTTCCTGGACTACAACTCCAGGTGAGGATTGATTTGCTGCCATTGTTTAAAACTCCTAGATTTAGGTCCGTGCATCGGGTTGTCTAGGATTATTTATAAAAATGAAACTCTATCTAAACTCCCACATGTACGATTTATCCCCATACTCCGCGACTTTCCAGACATCGCCCTGAGCATCTGCAAAGTACTCGTCATCCATGCCATCAGAAACAAACCCAAATGGTGCCATATCTTGTTCAATAGCGTCTCTTTGATCTGCATAGATCCGCGCACGCACATCGTTATCGTGCATCTCTTTGAAGTATGGTTGCATTGCCATCCATGAGAATATAACCAAACACATTGCTAGGTCATCGTTACAACCATCTTCCGCTTGGAATGTTTGACCCTTTGCAATAAAGGTAGTTAGTTCTGCAATGGTGTCGTAGTCTGGAATGACTAGTTTATCTTCTTCGATTAATGCTTTTAAGTTAGAACATCCAACTTGCTTTGTGGCAGTTGACATCTTAATGCCTAGTTGTGTCTTCTTTCCAGAGAAACCTTGTCCCAGTTGTTGACCTGCTCTACCACGCATGGATGCCATGAGTAAGTTTTCATACTCCAAATCATACTGAATAATATCCGCAACCTGACCACCAATATCATTTACTTCGCATAAGATATATGCGTTATTAAAATTCTTTGCTACGTCCACCACAATGTTTGGTAAGACGATTGGTTTTACTTCATTGTTCTTATATCTAGCAACCATTCTGTATGGTAGTTCTGTCGTATCAAATACTGTGAATGCTGAATAGTCATGTCCTACTCCACGAGATACGTCTACAGTTATTATGTAATCATGTTCTTCTTGAGCAGTTTCAAACAGTGCGAGACCTCTATTCTCTTTGATAGGATCATGATATGCCATAGTTCTAAGTTTACTAGGACTAATCAATGTATCGACAGATCCTAAGAACTCACACTCAAACTCAACTTTGAACTGTGCTTCAGATGTGTTCTTAATAGTTTGTTCTTTCCAAACCTCGTCTCTGCCTGGAACTTGTGACCAATGAACCTCAGTAGGAACGTATTCATTTTGTTCACGTTCCGCATCATGCCACAACTTGTAGAACATGTTCATCCCGTGAGGGGTAGAAATGATGATAACCTTGGTAGATTTACCAGATGAGATAGTAGGATATACAGAACTAAAGAACTGGTCAGCAATATGATTCGGAACGAACGCGAATTCGTCCAAAAATATAACGTTAAAGGACATACCGCGAACAGCAGAAGCACTAGTACTTGCAGCCAGAATCTTACTCCCGTTCTCCAACTCCAAGGATCCCTTGTTCCACCCCAATATACCTTGTTGCAACCATTTAGGAAGGTTTTCGTAAGATAACTGTAGGCGTCCCAACATCTCTCTTGCAGTTGCTGCTTTGTTTGCGAGGATTGCGACATTTACATTGTCATTAAAAAGAACATACCATAGTAGATATGCTGTAACGATAGTAGATTTACCTGACTGTCTTGGTAACTTAGCAATATTAAATCTATTCTCGTGAAACTTATTTACCATGTCCTCTTGGAAGTCATACATCCTAAATGGAATGACACCTTCATCAAGAGAAACGATTTTGATATACTTTCGGATAAAGTAAACAGGATTCTCAGCGCACTTCAAATACTCAGCAATCTGTTTCTTCGTAAAGTTCGTAGAAACATTTGCCTTTTTAAGATTAGGATTACCTAGGTAGATTTCCTGTTTAACTGCCATTACCTATCGCCTTCAAGTGCATGGAACTGATGTTCCAAAAGTCCTTTATATAAAACATTCTTCATTGCAAATAATGCTTCTTGCTCTTCTGGATGACCCCCTGCCCAATTCTTTAGAGTTTTTTCGACACAATCGTGCAGTAACCTAAGGTCTTGATGATATAGTTTCAAATGGTAATCATGATCATCTAGTTCATCAAATTCTGGTTGGTCGTTAATCATGGGTTGTTGTTGTTGGTTTTAAAGTATTTGTTAATAACATCGATCTGATCTTGATACTTAGCAATCATATCAAGTTCTTGTTCGATTGCTTCAACAATGTTAGAGTGTTCACCGATACCTGCAGGATTAGTGAGGTATACTTCTACATTTGCTTTGTGCTTTTGGATGTCTCCTTGTGCATGAGCAATAAGTGCACGGATTAACTGCTCTCTCATAACTTTGGTTTATCAAATAGTACCTGTTCTATATAGGTGTCTGCCCAATCATTGTCAAACCATTGACTTAACACTGCCTTTGTTTTAGTGTTTTTTCGTTGCTGATTAACATAGTGTAATTGATCATCATATCTCTTCATAATGTCAATCCACTCAAAGTCGTGTTCAGACTCCCTCACCATCTGAGTGTATACCTTTATGTATTCTTGACAGCAGGAATAAAACTTGTATATATCGTCACTTGTTTCTAATCTTTGAAACTTGCAGAAAGGTGAAAATACATCTCCCCATTCGGGTAAATGTCTAATACCACTAAAGTTATAGCGACTGCTTATCTCTGAAAGTTCTCCATATCTTTTCATATCTTCTGTTCCATGGACAGGAGAGATATCTACAATGGCAGCAGTTACTTTGTTACCTGCGACTACAATATCCATTCCAAAGATAGGTAAATTGTACTCTGGATCTGGCCAGAACACAGAGTGAAGTATCTCTACCTTTGGTGTAATTGCTCTTTCTAGATGTATCTTTCTAAGTCCTCTGCATGTCCACATACGATTAAAAATGGACACACCATCTTTATGAACTTCTGAGTAATCAGAAATAATTTCTTCGCATTTAGGAAGACCTATAGTTGCTGCCTTGACAAGAGTGTCAAGATCAAAGCATGGTCCCTCTTTGTCTTCTAATTTCACGGAGTTCATCGAAGTCTTTCTGCTTGGTTCCACCATCATATTCCCAGGCATAACCTTCGTCAATCATTTGTTCGTTTAAGGACATTAGTGCGTCCCCAATATATAACCATCCTAGGAGTCTTCCATACTTACCAACTCCACCTTGTAATTCTGTTCTAATTGTAAGTTCGTCGTCGCCTTCTATTGCCCCCTCAAGTTTCTCCTTAAGCCAGTTAGTCGCGTCGATACCCAATTCTTTTTCTTCGAGGTCGCGAGTCCTTTTTTCTGGAGTATCAACTCCTGCAACTCTAACTCTTTCTTTCTTGTATAAGTCAAACCCAAGATCAATGGTGACGTCAATAGTATCACCGTCAAGAACACGATTGATCTCCGTCACTCTGAAGTTGTAGCAACTCTTCCTGCTTGGTGGTGTCATCGCTCCCATCGTTCATCTCCTTGAAACTTAGTCTTAGTATATAGACTATGTAGCAAGAGACCATTACTAGAAGTATAATAAGCATAATGATAACACTCCAAACAGGATCGTTAGCATTTTCAAGGGGTTTTAATATCATCTTCTCTGATGCAGTATTCTGCCATATGCGGGTTATTAAACCCTGGAAGATCTTCCTTTGCTTGATTTATAGCATGGTAAGCATCTTCAGCGTACTCACAGATTTCGTAATGATGATTTTGATTGTCATGCCATCCTACAGTATAGTGTTGCATAACTCTCCTTCATAGGTCCTATTATTTATTTTGGTTTGTGATCCTTCATACCATCATGGTTACCGTCTCCTGGCAATTTACCAGTAGCAATATAGGTAACAGCATCTACAGATCCTTGTAGTCTTTGCAAATCTTTTTCAAGTTTTACATACTCATCGTACCAACCTTGGATTTCTTGCTGCCTAGCAGTAAGTTGTTGAATACGTTTATCGAAACGTGCCAGTAACTGTTCTGGAGTTTCAGTTTCTTTAGGTCTCATTTTCATAGTGCTAATACCATTTGCATTGCTTGACGAAGTTCTTCTGCGTGCTTAAGTTCATCGTCACGAATCGCAACTATCTTAGCATCATCAGGATGAGTTGTCAAGTATTTTTCATATGTATGTGCAGCATGATGTTCAATCTGTTCGTTTATGTGATACGCATTGACTGGACTAATGCTGTAATAGATAACCATGATCCAATAATAAAGCAACACCAAGTGTCTGGCAAACGCTCGATCGATCCAAGCATCTGCACCGCCACGACGTTCCATTTCCTCCAAGTGTTCTGTTTCATTGAGAGTTTGAGCGAAGTGTTCTTTCATCAAATAAATGTGCTCTGGACCTCTAAGTCCTAATGACTCACGAAAATGCAGAACACTCATAAAAGAAAAATAGGGTGCACGAGCAATCTCCTCAAGCACCCAAAATCTAGGTATGTCTCTCCCCTGATAGAGGAAGTCGATGACTGCCACAGTAAGAGACAATATTAAGTTGTTAAATTTTTTCATTTTACATTGCGTATGCTAACGGTGTTAACGTAACAAGGGCAGTACCAACTAACCCGAAAATGATACATGCTGAAATTATTGTATGTCTTTCCATTACTTCACATGCACAGTACCGATCATACCTGCACCTTTATGGGGACCACAATAGAATGTGTAGTCTCCTGCCTCTGGAAAGGCAACATCAAATTCTTCACCTGGCATCATAGCAAGTGCGTCATGTCCTAACTCATCATGATCTTCTACAAGAACATTATGGGGAGGAAGCATGTTATTCACAAAGTGAACTGATTCACCTGCATCAATAGTAATTTCGGAGGGTTCAAATACTAAGTTGCCATCGTAACCCATCTGTACATCTACTGCAAAGACAGGTGTTGCAAGGAATAAAGTAGCAATAAGTGCGAAGAGAAACTTCATAAAAACGTGTTTCAAATAACATAACTACTTATAAACTTAATTAAGGGTTTATACTTAGTCTTGTTCGGGTTTCCTGTTATTTCTTTCGTATTCTTTCATCATACCATCAATCATTCCACGACGGTATTCCCATGTCTGACCACTATCAGATCCCTTACAAGGATTGATACATGTCTCATCGCCATGGTTGTTACAAACTAGTCCTGCCAAATCGTGTGGACATCCCTCTCTACCAGTTGACCAGAAGAGTTGTCCTCCGATCCATTTGGCACTGCACTTCGGACATTCAACAGCAGTGAAAGTCATAGAGTCCATGTTAGTTATGCGTAGGTCTAAGTCTATTATATATCAGCAGTTCCAAGCACGCAAGCTCTTGCTCAATCTATCTTCACCTGTATTGTTAGATGGTTTCTGTCTTTTTCTCATACCTTTCATTCTTGCACAGAAGGATGCCCGTCTGGGATTTCCAACCTTCTTTGAAGGTGCTTTAAGGTC